ATCCAGTGAAACGAATTTCACGGTAGAACAAGCCAGATCCGAATAGGTTGTCGAGGATTGCGTAACGGGTCTTGAGAATGATCCTTGGGGATGCATCTTCGGAACCGACGGTCTTCTGAACCATGAGAGGGATGTATGGGAGGTACACGATACCAGCGTGTCCGGGCTTCTGACCCTTGTATCCGACAAGCGCGTAGCTGTTGGATGCGAAGGTGTCAACGTAGATGTCAATTCTGGAACCGTGGAGGGTACCAACCTTAACACCCATGACAGTACCGTCAACGTCTGCAGTGTTTGCAGTGAAGATACCAGTGTTCAAGCTCTGGAGTGCAGTTGCAACGTCCTGAGAGACAATTGCAAAGTTACCAGGACCGAGTCTGGTGGTACGACGTAGGAAGTTTGCGGCTGCGATGATCGCGTTGACCACGTTGGAGAACTTCTCCTGCGACCAGCGACCGTCACCTGCAATCACGTTACCCGAGGTGGTAGCGTTTGGAGTAACGTCGATCACGAAAGGAGTTGCGCCACCAAGAGCGGTGTTGATTGCGGCAGAACGCATACGGATTAGAAGCTCTCTGTCGAGTTCCTGTTGGAGTTCGTACTGGAGTCCTTCCATCATGAGGGTTTCAACGTCCTGACCGTGTACTGCGGCCAAGTCCTGCTGAAGTTCGATGGTGTAAGCGGTCTTGATTGCACGAGTTCCAGCCTTAACTGCGCGGGATTCGACAACTAGCTTACCACGAGCGATCTGTTCGCCGTCTGGAGCATTTGCAGTTCCGAGGTTCTGGAGAGTTGCCTGTGCGGGAACTTCAGAGTAGTTGGAGAGCAATTCACCCTGCTGAGTGGTGAAGGAGCTAGGAGCGGCAGAAGTTCCACGACCAGTGAATGCAGGATTGATCGTGTTGTAACCCATTTCGTTTCCGATGAAGTTACCATTGCCGTCATATAGTGCATTGCCGTCGTCGTATGCAAAACGCATTGCATATGCCAATCCAGTAGGACCAGTAAGAGGCTGGACCTGAGTGACGTTCATAGCCAATAGTTCAGGAAGCATCCTTCGAACGATAGGCATTGCGTACTGCTGGAAGGTGGCCATGTCACTGGTCACGTTCTGAGACTCAGGAAGGAATCCCTTATTGAGCTTGTACTGGTTTTCAAGACAGACGGACATCACAGCGGCCTGTGAAGTTCCTTCAATCTTGCGTCCAACCTGAGTGGACTCGATAACTGGTGCCCACTTCTTCATTAGCGAGCCATGTTTGGAGTAGAGACTTGTAGACATTCTATTTTTACCTCTGGGTAGTTAGTAAGGAATTATTCGTTCCTTGTTTAATATTTAGCCTGTTTAGCACTATCTCAAAAAAACATATCAAAAAGTGTAGAAGAAATGAAAAAGGCCATCTTTCGATGGCCTTTCGTTATTCAATGTCTCAGTTCTTCTTATAGATGTCCAAAGTCTCTCATGAATTCATCCGCAGGGCCTAATTCAACATTATCATCGGGTAGTACGATTTCAGCGGCTTCATTTACTATACGCTTCTTCAATCCGGGGATGCTGATCTTGGTTTTCGGATTGAATTTACCCTTATTAGAAGCGGTACCTTCAAGGATTGCATCAACTTCATCAATGTCAGAATTGATTGATTCGAATTGAACCTTCTTCTGAGTTGGCTTTCTAGTATTGACGAACTGAGTCAACTGCTTAATCAACTCATCGTCAGGCATTTCAGATTCGCCTTGGAATTTAGTAATGGCCTCTTTGATAATATCCTTATTCAGTCCAGCTAGATGACCCGAGATCATCTCATGTAACTTTACTCGCATTTTTAGCTCCTTGATTTTCTTAGATTGATTGTTAATTACTTCAGTCTGTTCGGTAATTATCCCTACAACTTCTTGTGGTATTTCAGCGGCTTCGTTTTTCCCTGCGTTTAGAATTCCACTTTCTTTTAGAACTCTAACCATTGATTCAACAATCGGCCTATACACTTCAACCTGTGCTTTTAGCTCAGGGGATTCAAATGAATTCTGAATAACAGCTTCAGCAATAAACGACTGTAGTCTAGTATTGAGATCGTCCTTGAGTCCTTCAAACTTTTCTCTATATTGAGACTCTAGGCTATTTTTATCTGTTTGATTTGTCATTAGCCCTTCAATGCCTCCAGTAACTTGCTGATTGAATGATATTCCGTCTCCATTGTGATGTTGTTTCTCTTAGTATTATAATCAACTTCTCGCTTGAACTCTCTAACTGCTTTTTCGACTGCTTCTGTTATGAGAGGGATTTGATGTGAATTTGCTGCTTCAGTAATAGCATGTAGCATTGCTGGCTTGCCGTATGAAGGTCTTCCAACAATATCAACGGTTATCAACTCGTAATCGTCCGCCACAAATAGGCGACCGTTCATCTTATAAATGGAACCAAGACCTCTGAGGGAGTTACCTACTGGAATTCCATTCTTAACCAATGCGGCAATGATCGCACCGCATGGTAAATCAGTAATGACACGAGACTTAATTTTCATCTCGTCTCCGACCATGTACAACTTTTCAATTAAGTGACATGCCTTTTCGAGATTGATTTCGGTAACAGGTAATAGTATATGCTCGCCTTCAGATGTTACGGCTGGATGGTTTAATTCACCTAGGGAGTTGAAGGTTTCAATGTAGTTTTTAGTGAACTTCTTAGCCTGATGATCCATATGGTTCGAGGAGTATATTCTTCCATTAATACCCTCGACTTCACATATTATCGCAGTTCCCTCTAGTTTGAGTCTTTTCTCACTACTATCGAAAACACTTTCAAATACAGGTTTCAACTTATTTTCGCTCTGATAATCAGCGATTGTCGATCCCTTTTTGCCTACAATATTATATCCTTCTAGAATTAGATTAGGCATTTAGTTCTTCCTTTATTTTATTGGAATATTTTCTAACTAACAGATTCTCCGTAGCTTCAACTGACTCTTGCAGATACTTATTAAATGACGCAAAATCTCGATTGAGCAGACTCTCTACTAATTTATTCTTGTTCGCTGAATTGCTAGAAACTTCCATGTTTATTATTTAGTTTTAATGTGAATTGAATTAAATTATCCAATGTTCTCGGCTGTGGCAGGAGCTTCGCCTTCTGCTGGCGCAGGGGCTTCACCTTCAGGTGGTAAGTCTTCTAAGCCTCCGGGTTCAGGAGATCCCCCCATTCCGTTTGCGGCTGATCCGAAATCACCAAACTGTCCACCACCCCCACCGCCTGTCATATCGGCTGGATTGGATAGTTCCATATTCTCTTGGTCGAGTTGCTTCTTCTTGGAAATGTTCCTAGCGACCTGTAATCTCTCGCGTTGGATGAGTATCTGGTTCTCTGCAAATTCTTCGTCTGAAAGATTGAAGTATTTCTTAAGCACGAATTCCTTAGCGAATATTGCGTTTGGACCTTCGGTGCCGTCATCAATATACTTAGCGGCCTTATCTAGAATGTCGAATCTGGTATTGGTTACTTCAGCTTCTTTATATAGTTTGAATAGGTTAGACTGGGTGAATCTGCAAGTGAAATACTTTTCATTCTTAAGGTCGTCTTCGTACTTATCCATTGTCTCCAAGTACATGACGAACAATGGAACGACTACTTGAGTAGAGAATGATCTCTGGATTCTTTCGATGAATCGAGTCAATACGATTTCATCTCTAGTGATTTCTCCGGGCTTGCCAACAGAAGCCTGTGCAGGTTGCTGACCTGCCATAGTCACGCTACGAGATGCAGGGAATAGAAGAGCCTGATATAGCAACTGCTTGAAGTAGTTCAAGTCAGTGATTTCGCCTAGATTTGCACCTGCGGCGATAGTGTCGATCTTTGCGGCTTGTGAGCCTTCTGGCAATGCGAAGTAATAATCTTCCATCATTGCGGTGATCTTCTCTAAACCAACAACAGTACCGTCTTCGGTATTGTAGTATAGACGACGATTTAGGTTTTCTGACTGTCTCCTCAAATGCTCTTCGGCCTTAATAGGAGGCATGTTCCCAGTGGGAATATAGAACGCTCTCTTTTCGTGACCCCTTAGAATACGATAGCGAACGATTGAATCTTCAATGTTCTTGAGTTGGTTAGCGACTTTTCTAGCATTCTCTAGGAATGAGAGTCTATCGTTAATTCCGCCGAATCCACGTTCTTTATAGTCCCACCATAGAATCTGATTTGGGTGATAGTCTACATAGTCCTTCGTCAAATCTCCACCCATGGTATAATAGGTCATGTTCTGACGAGTAGTATCGTATGCCGTCTTGTCGATGATCTGACGATAGCCAACGACGACACCGTCTTCAACAACAACAATCATGTTGTATGAAGGTAATAATCTTACGCCAGTGATCTGATTCATCGAGTCGGAATAACCAACTTCGTAGAATAGACTACCTTCGATCAAAAACTTCTTAAACCAGTCCCAAGCATTATCGTCAAAATCCATGACAACCTGCAACATTTCATTGAAATCTTGCTGTAGTTGTACCTTAGTGGCATTTCCGATTGCGATATTAGGGAAGTTCTCATTTATTTTAAGTGTTGCGATCTGTCCCGATTCGTTGGTGACGATTCCTTCGTTACAGATAGTTTCTAGGACATATCTGACTTCAGGTCGCTTAGCTAGTCGGACGTAGTTAGAATATCTGATCCTTAGCTGATCAGACCACTGACTGCTTAACTTATCAGCAAGATCCTTGCGTCTGTCGAGAGGATCTTTATTGCCGTAGTTGTAGAGGACAACTCCAGCCTGTGTCCCGAGAATATCGTTGATCGAATCCTCTGACTGGCCGATTTGATTCTTTCGAGCATTAGATCGACGCTCATTTTCTGCAAGTCTGAACTCATCGAAGTTACCGTAAACTGGGTTATGCGTAACGTCAGTAACACGGTTACTACCTCTAAGTCCCTGAGTTGGTCGTCTAATTGCCATTAGCTTGAATCCCTTTTATGTTATTTTAACAGCTTCTTGAGTTCAGAAAATACTGTGTCGTTTTTATTTGCGAGTAGGGCAAAAACAACGGAACTAATAGGCTTCTTTCTCTTCTCAAGCGAACCAGTCTCAGGATTGTACTTATAGTGCCTCCTGATATAGAATTCTTCCTTCTTACTCAACTTCTTACCGCCGCCCGCAAGTTTAATCAATCGCTCGCGCACAATGGAATTAGCCCTACATAGATCAGTTATCTTCTGGGCAATTTTCTTAGATGGTAGATCTTCGATTTCCCCGTCAATTCCTACTACATACGACTTGTAAACGTCACTTAGATTACGGGCATTGTTGAACATTACGCCAGAGATGTCAAGGTTTCCAAACACTCCATTCTGAGAATAGAATCCAGCTTCCTTGGCAATTCTTAAGATGTATAGGTACACCGACTGTACAATATCAAAGTCGAGAGGGATGTCGTTAATGTACTGGATTTCAGATAGGGTTGGAATAGCAACTCCTGATTCGGTCGTTAGCTTACTATCCTTCAAGAAGTCAATGTCGTCTTCGTTGAATACTAACGAAGTCAATACAAGCATCACCTTACTCTTCACCGTCTTATCGACTTCTACACCGTTTAGATACTGGATCATTGCGTCAACTGCTCTGATATAGCCATCTGTTAACGCATACATGTATTCTCGGTTAACATCAATAAGCTCACGCTGTAGCTTAGGAGTA